ATGATGCCTTGGACTTCGACATCGACTTGATTCAGCGTCTTGAGATGCGGGTGAAGATTGGAGCGGCCTTTACCACCGGCTCGATTCTTTGCTTCGGTCTTGGCTCGGCTCGCGATGACACGGCCAACAGCGTCGCTGCTAACGCATGGTTTCGCATGGAAGGGGCCAGCAGCACAACGCTTGTGTACCTTGAGACCGATGACGGAGTGCGCGACAACGATGACATCTCCAGCGGCGTTACCCTTGGCACCAGCTACAAGGAATTCGTGATTGACTTCACGGGCGGCAAGAGCGATGTGAAATTTTACATTGACGGCCAGCGAGTCGGCGCGACAACGACCTTCGACATGAGCGGCTATTCCTCGGGATTGCAACCGCTCGTTCAGTTGCAAAAGGCAGCTAACGCGAACGTCGATTCGGTTGTTGTCGACTACGTTAAGATCGTCTCGAAGCGATCCTAATCGATGACCCTTCACGATACCATCACCGAGGATGCCAAGAAGGTTTTCGCCAACCCGCAAGACTTCGCCGAATCGATCGTTTACTACAAGCGGAACGGTCGGTCGAGGAAGATAAATGCGGTAGTTGTGCGAGACGATTCCTTGCAGCTTCCAGAGGCGTCAGAGCTAGTAACCCCAAGGTTTACGGTTTACGTCTCGAATGATGGATCGGAAGGTATCGCAAGCGATGAATTGGACCTCGGCGGGGACCAGATTGGACTATCCCCGCGAGTCGGCGAAGCGATTGAGCGGCGGTCTATTGTTCGGCTTGTTGAGCATGATGAAGGGATGCTAGTTCTCGAATGTCGGTAGCAATCATCGAACTAATCGCGGTCGAATTGGAATCCAGGCTATCGGCTATGGTGGGCGATTCGATCACGTACCCTACCGATGTCCAGGAAGTCAAGCGACCTACTCGATTTGCCAACTACACGCCGATAGATCGCCAAATCATCATAACCCAGGGCGTCCAAAATGAAGTTCCTGAGTTATCTTGCCCGGGCAATCCTCCGGCGGTTGCCTTGGCCCAGCAGTTCAATATCCGTCTGGTTTTAATGCCCTCAGAGCGAAGCCATGATGCAATCGACACGCTACTAAATCAATTCGGGTCGGATGTTCGCAAGTGCATCTGCACCCCGGCTAACTCCTGGCACACGTTCGACGGAAACGCTTTGTTTGCTACCTTCGGGACCAAGATCAACTTTACTTCCGATGGCGGTATCGACGGGGCAAACATGCAGTTGATTGTAACCTACAGAGTCGATGAAGACGATCCGACGGTGAGGCGATGATAATCGACATATTTGCACACGAAGAAAAATCGAAGCTAGCAGCCGAGCGGGTAATCAACTACGCCGACGGACTGGAGAAGGCTTTTAGTAATCGCATCGAGGAAGCTACCAAGGAAACAAGGCGGCGAACAGAACGCGAAATACGGACAGCGATGGCCGTTGAGCGAGTCGAGGAGCTTAGGGCCTTTTGCGTCGACGAAAAAATGATAGACAATTTGTTAGCCAAAGAATCCATACTGAAAATCGACGACACGTATACCGTTCCGCTTCGAGCGTTCAAGGCTAGGCAAACCGTCGAGGGGGTCGAGATCGAATTCGTTCGAGGTACTCCGGCAATGGTATTCGATGGGGCCTTCGGGCCAAAGATCGCCAAACTAGGCAGGAACATTTACAAGCGACTCGGGCGGGCTAGATTCCCGATTCAGAAACTCAGGGACTTGCAAGCGACCAAGATCGAGGGCGTCAAGGATGCTTTCGATCGCGGTGCGGCTCAGGCTAAATCGATAATGGTTCGCAAGCTCAAAGAAGCAAAACAGGACGCAAACGACATACTCGGAAGGGACAAATATGCTACTACGTAAAAAGACCGTTTTGGGTGCAAAGATCGAATCGACCGTAGGCACAGCCGAAACGCTCGCGGCAGCGGATTGCACGGTTAATGCTTACGACCTTATGATTCAACCAGAGGCTACATTTGAGGAGCGGCAGGGGCAAGGCGGCTTCGGTCGCTTGGCATCCATCCCAGGGGCTAGAATTGGCAGGGCTACATTCTCGGTCGACCTAGCCTACGATGGATCGGCAGTTCCGGCATGGGCCAACACTTTCCTTCCGGCTTGCGGCGTGGTGCTTTCGACGGCTACTTGGTTTCCTAAAACCGAAGTTCCGGCATCGGGCAGCGCGGTTAAGACCCTGACTATTGCAGGGTTTTTCGATGGGGTTCGCAGGCAGATTTACGGGGCGGTCGGAAATGCTCGATTTGTCTTGCCTACCGGAAGAATGGCGCGGGTCGAATTTGACTTTCAAGGCGTCTACAGCGACGAAGCAGACGTGGCGATTCCTTCGACTATCAACTACGTCAACACGCTACCGCTTCGCGTTGCAGGCGGTGCAACGTCTTGGGCGTCGACGAATATCTGCCTAGAGTCGGCAACGATCGACCTCGGCAACGTCATTACCGCTCGGGAATGCTCGACCTCTGCGGCGGGCGTCGATAACTTTGTTATCACAGATCGCAATCCGCGAATTACGGGCAATCCAGAATCTAAGTTGATTGCTACCCAGAACCGATACAGCCAATTCCGCGATATGACCGAAGGAAGCCTATCGTTTACGATCGCGGGACCAACGACCTCAACGCTTGTCTTCACGATCCCCAAGGCCCAGCTAGTAGCGAAGCCAATGGGCGAGCGAAACGGCATTATGACCGATCAGCTTGAATGGCAAGCAAACAAGAACGTGGACGTTTCCGACGAAGAATTCTCAATCGCTTTCAATCATGCAGCCTAATACATTCACAGACAAAATAGACGGGTGCGACATCGAGTTTACCTTGAATCGCTTGAAGTTCCGAAAGACCGAACAGGTCCTGGGGCTTATCAGTGATTTCAGGGAATTGACCGAACCAAAAAAACAGATAGCAGCAATTCGCGAAGCCGTCTCGATTTGCTTGGCCGGTTGGAGTCTCGACAAGCCTATAAGCGATTGGGACGAAGAAATCGAAGTTGC